AAGTGGTCAGTCTGCAGGATCAGTCTCTGTTAATTTTGATACTGGAGCATCAACAGAACAGGGTGGTGGTAATTACAACCTCACCACTTACGGGACGCAATTTCTTAAGCTGGCTAAGATTATGGGTATGGGTGGAGTTCAATTGTTATGATTGGTGTATTTGCCAAAGTAAAAGTTTCTCGTACAAATAGGAGGATCAACAAGATGTTGGGATTAACCAACAAGGTGGTTCTGGTTGGTGTTCCTGAAGAAAAGGATCCTCGTGTGGAGGGTCAGGGTATTGGCAACGCCGCTTTGGCATATATTCATGACAATGGAAGTCCTTTGCAGAACATCCCCGCTCGTCCTTTTATGATTCCTGGTGTTCAAAAAGCTCAGGAATCAATTAACAAGCAGTTGTTAGGGGCAATTAAGGCGCATCTTGAGGGTAATGAGAACAAGGTTGACATCTATTTGAATCGAGCTGGTCTTGTTGCTCAGAACAGTATTCGGCGTGTTATTAATGAGGGGGAAGGATTCACTCCACTTAAAAGGGCAACACTGTTGGCAAGATTAAGGGCTCGTAAATCTGCTCGTAAATGGCCCAAAGAACAGCGTGAAAGTGTTATGGCTAGTATGCACCCACTTATAAATACCGCACAAATGCGCAACGCCATCTCGTATGTTGTGGTGAAGAAATGATGAATCTTGCAAATGTTGTTTTATCACCTATGCTCAACTCACAGCCTATTACTGTTCATAGGAAGGTCGGATCGTTTGTTGCTGGTAGGTGGGTCGAGGAGGATGATAGTCCTCCAACATTTGAGACTACAGGGATTATTTATCCCTCAACACAGAAGGAGCTTCTGCAAGTTCCAGAAGGCGATCGAGTGAGTGGAGCAATGACGTTTCTGACGACCCGGGAGATTAAGGTAACACATAAGGACTCGGAAGCGGGGTTGTCGGATAAGATCGAATGGAATGGTGAATTGTACAAAGTTTTATCTGTTTTCCCATGGAAGGACTACGGCTATTGGTCAAGTATTTGTGAAAGGATTTCTGGGGCATAATGGAACTAAAAACGATAGAAGATTTGTTTCAGAATATGACAGCCCAAATCCTTGGTCTTGATCCAGATTCTGGTGTAAGGATATCTTGGCCTACGGAGGGGGCTCCTGCATGGGAGATAGACGAAAACATTGCTTTTGTTCGGGTGACCACTGAGGACCGTCCATACAATAGAAAGAGGGAATCTAAATATACGTATGTCGCAAGTCCTGAATGTATGGATCACGACATTACGTATACAAGAATCGTCTCTGTTGCTTGGTTGTTGTATGGTCCCGACAGTTTTGACAATGCACAACTTTTACGAGATGCATTTTTTCTGCAGACAAACCGAGAAGAATTGGCTGGGAGCAATTTATATTTGATTCCGGACATTCTAGAGCCAAGAAGGGTGCCGGAGCTGTTTGGAGGAAGATGGTGGGAACGGGCAGATGTAACGATATTGTTTAATGAGTTTGTGACAATGTCGAGCGTGGCATATTTTCTTAAGTCTGCTGAAATTGCTGTTCAGGTTGACAGCGAGGAAAGCATTGAAATTAATGTAACAGAGTGAGGTGAAATTATGACAACAAGTACGTTAGACCTGAGCTCGATTGTTAGTTACTCGGTGACAGTGTCGTCGGCAGCTGCTCCCGTTGCGGGTTTTAACAAAATGCTTATTATCGGGCCGAGTACATACATCCCTGTAGATACCCGGGTGGTGAGTTTTGAGAGTTTGGAAGAAATGCTTGAGTATGGATTCAGCGTTACAGATGCTGAGTATTTGGCCGCTCAATTGTATTTTGGACAAACCCCTCAACCCAATGAGGTCTTGATAGGGAGGCGAGATCAAACAACCAGTCCTGCGGAGTCTTGTTTGGAGGCTGTTCAGGCTTGTAGGGCCGCCAGTCGGGATTGGTACATAGTAATGGTGACAGACGCGGATGCAGACGACCACCTTGCCATAGCTGCATACGTAGAGGCGTCTTCGGTTCCTTCTGTTTACGCCTACACAACGGAGGATGCAGATGTTATAGAGGAGGATCCGTCTCCGGCTGATATCTGTGACACGTTAAAGGGTCTGAATTATAAAAGGACCATTGGTCAATATTCAACGCAGGACTCCAATGCCATTGCGGCAATCATGGGATATGCCTGCGGTCAGAATACCGGTCTTGCAGGTTCTGCGTTCACCTTGAAATTCAAGCAGGAAGTCGGTGTGTTAGTGGAACCGTTAACCTCAGGCGTTCGGGATATTATAGAGGGTAAGAATTGCAATGTGTATGTCGAGTACAATGATTACTATGACTTCTTTGAGGAAGGGGTTATGGCAAACGGTTGGTTCTTCGATCGTTTGATCAATCTCGATATGCTTTGTACAAACATCCAGCTCAATGTTGCAAACCTTTTGTATTCCAGCACAAAGGTTCCTCAGACTGAAGCCGGTGTTTTACAGCTTATGAATGCTGTTCAAGACGCCTGTGAGTCTGCCTATAATGTTGGATACATTGGTCCTGGTACTTGGGATGGGCCGACTGTGCTAAACCTGGCAAATGGCGACGCCCTTCCGAAAGGATATCTTGTCCAGGCACAGCCTTTGAACGAACAGTCTGCCGCAGATCGTGCATTAAGGAAATCCCCTCCCATATATGTTTGTTTGATCGAGGCAGGGGCAATTCACAGTCTGGTAGTCGCTGTGTATGTGAGTACATAAGAAAGAAGTGGGAGGTGATGAACAATGAGTAATACAACCTATAGTTTTTTAGACTCTGTTGTTGTTTTGGCTCACGCACTTTTGCCGATTCCAATAACAATAAGTGGTGAGGGGCTTGGCAAGGCAGTTGTGTCGATGACTACAGAAAGGACAGCCCATCAGGTTGCCGCGGATGGTTCGGTTATGGTTAGCAAGATTGCTGGCAACAACGGCAATATTACAATAGATTTGCAACAGACATCTGCCGCCCATAAGGCATTGCTTGCCTTTTACAACCTTGTGGTAACATCGCCGCCAAATGCGTGGGCTCAAGGAGTTTTGACCATGAGGAATGTGACGGATGGATCTATGCATGTTGCGACCGGTATTTCCTTCCAGAAGGTTCCTGATAAAACATACGAGGCCGAGGGTCAAATGGTCTCTTGGACATTGATGGCAGCCGATATTCAGAGTCTATAATCATGGTAATTAAAAAAGGAGATTACAATGAGAGAAACAGAAAAAACCATCGAATTGATGGGTCGCAAGTGGAGGTTTCATAAGCTCAATCCGCTTGAAGGTTCAAATCTTTTAAGGAAGTTTGTCCGGGGCGAAGGCGTGAACCCTGACACTTTCCTGTCAAACCTCAGCGACGAGGATTTTATCTCAATTCAGAGATCTTTGTTGAGTACGGTCTACGAGATAAAGACTACGCCTGAAGGGGCTGAGGCAACAATTCCAGTATTTAATGGGGGGATGCTTGCTGTAATATTCAACAGTGCCGACGAGGCATTTGTTGTTACGGCGGTTGCTTTAGCATTTAATTTGCAAGGTTTTTTCGAAGGAAACGCATTGACGGAGTTCGGACAAATAGTCAAGTCGTTCAATGCGTAGAATACAAAAACATTGATCCGTTTGCCTTCGCCCCTGTGGCCGCTGGAGATTGGAAACAACATGAAGTTTGGGACGGAACATACATATTTGACGACCTTCTTGATTGGCATGAAATGGCGATGGTGAGAGAAGAGAACAAGCGTAGGTTTCAGGAGTATGCAGAATCGCGGAGACATAAATAATGCCACTTAAAGATACCCTAAGAGATTATCTTATCAGCCTTGGCTTTGTGGTTGACCTTGCATCTTACAATAAGATGAATCAAGTTTTAAACAAGCTTGACAGTCTGGTTCAAAAGAAGGCTGATGGGGTTTCCAGTGCTTACTCGATGGCTGCAAAGTCGGTAGCCACATCTATTGGTTCGGTTGCAGCAGTAACTGTTGATCTGATGAATCATGTTACACAGGCCGATCTTGGTTATAAGAAGTTCGCGATGCGCATGCACATGACAACCGAGATGGCCAAGAAGCTGAAGATTGTGCAAGAGGCAATGGGGGAGTCGCTT